CAAGCGGCGAACCGACTGATGAAAGCATTGCATGGTGGTCGCGTACCTAAGAAGGAGAAAGATGTTGCAGTTAAACACACCCCAACGAAGTCCATGTTCATGGATATGGATGAGGGAAGTACTGATGAGGACTTCTCAGATTTGGGGATTGACCTACCCAAAGGAGGTGACTGGTGAAGATAGTACAACATGTTGTAGTAGCAGTAACGATAGTAGTACTGTTCGGAGGCACGATGCTGGCAGTCTACGACAGGGCGTATGAATTAGGTTCCCGCGAGGGGTACGCCGCAGGGTTTATGAAAGCACTTGATACTCACCAACCATCCAACGAGTTAGAGATAGCCTGTGCAGGATTGTGGATGGGTGAGCAATATAAAAAATATGAGGAGCGACAACATGGAAAGCGTTGAGATGCACCCCTCGGGTATGCCGATGACGAGGTGGAACAGCCCCTTCAAGACACCACAGGAACGACAACAAGTTGTTGAGTGGTTCAAGAAGAACGCCGAGCAAGAGCGCAAGGCTATGCTCGATGCCATAGAAGAAGCACCTTTCTAAGGAGACAACATGGATATGAGAGACAAACTGTTCGCACAGTACATAGATGACATCGCCTTTGAAGAAGATGGCGGATGGAGTAAAGAAGTATGGGATGCCGCATGGCAAGCCCGTCAGGAAGAAGTTGATACGCTACAAGCCCGTATCAAACTTCTCGAAGCAGAAGTGGCTTGGGTAGAGAATGGTTATACAAAACCGAAGGAGTAAACCATGAGAAAGAAAACAAGCAAAGCATCAAAGGTTCGTGCCTATCTGACTGCCAACCCGAACGCTACACCAAAAGATGTTGGTGCAAAGTTCAAGTGCGCCATGCCTATGGTGTATGCGATTCGCAAGGAAGTGAACTCGCAGATTACAGACGCCGTAACGCAAGTGCCTCCGCCGTACAAACCAAAGCCAGTAAAGGAAAGCAACCTACTACAAGTTGGTGGTGACCACTACCGCAACATGGGTGTGCAACCTTGGATTGCTATGGAATCTTGGATGACACCTGAGCAGTTCAATGGATTCTTGCGTGGTAATGCCATCAAGTATCTCGCTCGTTGCGATGTGAAGGGTGGCGTCGAGGACATCAAGAAGGCGCAACATTACATCAGCAAGTTGGTAGAGGTTAATGGTGGGTGACCTACTGTTGACCATACTAGCAGGGGTATGGGCAGGTATAAAGTTCATGGCGTTTGCCATTGGCATTACTGTGCTGACCCTTACCCTTGCGGTAATCATTATTGTTTGGATGCAGATGCGAGAGAGGAACAAGCGATGGTAGACACAGACTTCTTTGATTACGCAACCATCATGTTGCGAATGGACAGACTGAACAAGGAAATCCACGACAACTTGTTGGTGCATAAGTATGCGGAGAACTTACCGCTAGTCAAAGAACTACTGGTTCAATCTCGCTTGCTTCACTTGTGGCATGTGCAGGAATTGGAGAAGCATGGACATCGTAACTATTGACTTTGAAACCTACTACGACAAGGACTATTCCCTGTCGAAGATGACCACCGAGGCGTATATCCGTGACCCTCAGTTCCAAGTCATCGGTGTAGGTATCAAGGTAAACAACTTTCCAACGGACTGGTACTCAGGCAGCGACCCTGCTAAGTTCCTGAAGTCTCTTGACTATCGGGACAAGGCTATCCTCTGCCACAACACCGCCTTTGATGGGGCTATCTTGTCATGGCACTACGGCATCAAGCCTAAGTTGTGGCTTGATACTTTATCTATGGCAAGACCCCTCCATCAAATGACTGTGGGGGGTTCACTCAAAGCACTCGCCACTTACTATGGGCTAGGGCAGAAGGGCGAGGAAGTTCTCAACGCACTTGGCAAACGCAAGGAACACTTCACACCCGAAGAACTCAACCGCTATGGTGAGTACTGCAAGAACGATGTGGAACTTACCTACAACTTGTTCAAGAAACTGAGCAAGGGATTCCCAACAAGCGAGTTGATGGTCATTGACCAAACGCTACGCATGTACACCGAGCCTACGATTGAACTCGACAGGGAACTCTTAGAGAAACATCTTGCTGAAGTAAAGATTCGCAAGCGCACCTTGATTCAAGACATGGGCTTGACTGGTATCAGTGACGAGGCAATCACCAAGACGCTGATGAGTAACCAAATCTTTGCGAAGTACCTCAAGAACTTGGGGGTAGAGCCACCCACAAAAATCAGTGCCCGTACTGGCAAGGAAGCGTTCGCCTTTGGCAAGACCGACAAGGCGTTCATGGACTTGCTTGAACATCCTGATGAGAGAGTGCAGGTCGCCGTGTCCGCAAGACTGGGGGTGAAGTCCACCATCGAGGAGACCCGAACCGAGAACCTAATTAGAGTGTCCGAGCGGGGTCGCCTCCCAATCATGCTCAACTATTATGGTGCGCACACAGGCAGGTTCTCAGGCGGAGACAAACTCAACCTGCAAAATTTGCCTGCTCGTGGGAACAACACCATCCGTCGTGCATTGAAAGCACCCAACGGACAAGTTCTTGTGGCTTGTGATTCGTCACAGATTGAGGCCCGCATGGTTGCATGGGTAGCCGAGCAACATGATTTAGTTGAAGCCTTTGCGCAGGGTCGTGATGTGTACTCTGAGTTTGCATCCGAAGTCTATGGTCGAACCATTACCAAGTCAGACAAGGTTGAGCGATTCGTCGGCAAGACTTGTATCTTGGGGCTTGGCTATGGCATGGGCGCAGAGAAGTTCAGACGCACACTAGAGATTGGGCAAGGTGGTATCTCAGTCAAGATTGAACTGCATGAAGCAGAGCGTATCGTTCGCTTGTACCGACAGAAGAACCACAGGATTGTGCAGTTGTGGAACAAGTGTGGTCAGGCATTGGGTGGCATTGTGTCACGGCAGGCAGGACAGATTGCCAAGATGGTTACCTACGATGAGCAGGGCATCCGCTTACCCAATGGTTTGTACATTCGTTACCCAGCGCTACGGCAAAGGGAAAACAACTACGAATATATTGGTGATGCTAGGACATACCGCAAGGCTGTCGTCGATAGGGTGACAACAGGTGATGTGCCCGACATCTCGTGGACAAAAATCTACGGGGGGAAAGTCACAGAGAACCTCATCCAAGCGATGGCTCGTATCGTTGTGGCTGAACAGATGGCGAAGGTTGGGCAGCAATACCATGTTGCCTTCCAAGTCCACGACGAAATCATCATCACTGCCCCGGCTGCCGAAGCAACAGAGGCTGAGCAACATCTTGTGGAAGTTATGTCCACGCCACCAGTCTGGGCGCAAGACTTACCAGTTGCCTGCGAAGCAGGTCACGCAACCAATTACGGGGATACATAATGAGCGTAACAAACCTGACCGAAGTAGTCGGACAATCCCGCAACCAAGAAGTTATTGACATGTTGCAGTCCGCACTCACCTCCGCACACGAAGGGGGGTCTACCGATGTGCTTGTCCTGATGAAGAAGGATGGTGTGTACACCCGCTACTCAACCAAGATGGACAATGTGATGGAGATGATTGCCCAGTTTGAACTACTCAAGTACGACATCTTGCGCAGGATGCACGACTGATGTACACTGGACTTTCCAACTTAACAGAGAACCTCAAGGACACCCCTTGGGGCTACAACCTATGCGCTTGAGCCACTCATACTCGTCGATAAAACTTTACGAGAACTGTCCGTATCGGTACTTCCGCCAACGGGTAGTCAAGGATGTTGTCGATGAGGGTGGCGAAGCAAGCAAGTACGGCGAACGCATCCACCAACATCTTGAGTACAGGCTGAAGGGTGATGCGACGCTACCCCAAGAGGTCGCCCATTACGAGCCATTGTGCGCATCGGTGGAGCGTATCTCTACGGGGGGTGAACTGCACATCGAGAAGGAACTGGTACTCAACGAGAACCTGATGCCTACTGGGTGGTGGGATGCAGACGCATGGCTTAGAAGTAAACTTGACATTCTTGTAATAAATGGTAGTCTTGCCAATGTGATGGACTGGAAAACAGGCAAGCGAAACGCTGACCAGTTTCAGATGCAGTTGTTTGCGGTGCAGGTGTTCAAGCACTTCCCCGATGTAGATTCCGTGAGGACTTCATTGGTGTGGCTCAAGACGATGGAGATGGATACAGAAACTTATTTCCGTGCGGATGCCAATGCGATATGGGCTGATGTGATGAAGCGGATTCAGCGTATCCACAAGTCGTTGGAGTTTGACAACTGGCCTGCTAGACCATCGGGGTTGTGTAGGTTCTGCCCCGCCCGACACGATTGTGATTCGGCTAGGGTTTAACACTACTTGACAGGAGCGTAAAGTGTCCTATAATACCCCTGAAGGTAAGGTCAAGAAGAAAGTTGTTGAGGTTCTGAAGGCGCATGGTGTTTGGTATTTCTTCCCTGCGAACAACGGGTTCGGTGTGGCAGGTATCCCCGACATCATCGCCATTGTGAAAGGGCAGTTCCTCGGTGTGGAAGTGAAGGCAGACAAAACAAAAAAGCCCACGGCACTACAAGTCCAGTGTGGCGAGAAGATACAGAAGGCAGGCGGTTGGTGGATGGTGGTCTATGACCAAGCAACCATTGACTACTTGGAAGAAGTTGTAAAAGAAAAACTTTACAGGTGACGATATGCTAGTGGTGGAACAAGCAAGAACGCTTGCTCTTAAATTAAACAACCCCAATCGGGTACTCGACAGTATTCCTACTGCCAAGACGATTGAGGTGCGTGGTGTGCCCCTCGTGGTTGCACCCCACAAGTTGGATGAGGTCAAGGTACTGCGCAACTTGGGCATCAATGCGCCCTCCCCCATCCTGCATTACTACGACTGGCCCGGCCAGTACACGCCGTATGACCATCAGAAACAAACTGCTGCGTTCTTGACGCTTCAGCAGCGCGGGTTGGTGTTGAATGAAATCGGTACAGGCAAAACCCAATCTTCACTGTGGGCTGCGGACTACCTCATCAAAGCCAAGCATGTAAAGAAGGTACTCATCCTCTCGCCACTATCCACATTGGAACGGGTGTGGGGTGACGCTATCTTTACAGGCTTCCCTCACCGCAAGTTCGTGGTGCTACATGGCACGGCTGAGAAGCGCAAGCAACTACTGCGCAAAGAGGTGGACTTCTACATCATCAACCACGATGGGTTCAACATCATCGCGGACGATGCGGTCGGCAAGTTCGATCTGGTCATCGTGGACGAAGCGGCTGTGCTGCGGAACCCATCGACCAGCCGGTACAAGCACTTCAAGAAGTGGATGGCGAAGAACCCTGACACGCGCCTGTGGCTCATGACAGGGACGCCGACGCCGAACGACCCCACTGACGCATGGACCCTGTCCCAGCTGGTCGAGAGCCCCTACGCAACGCGCACCTACACGGCCTTCCGTGAGCAGGTGATGATGAAGGTGGGCCAGTGGAAGTTCGTCCCGCGCCCCGAGAGCGTCGACATCGTGAAAGAGGTCCTGCAGCCGGCGATCCGGTACACGCGGGACGAGTGCTTCGATCTGCCCGACACGGTGATCCAGACCCGCAAGGTCGAACTCACGCCGCAGCAGAAGCAGCACTACACGACCATGATGAAGCGTCTCGTCATCGAGATGCAGACCGAGGGCACCAGCATCAGCGCGGTGAACGAGGCCGTGAAGGTTCAGAAGCTGGTCCAGATCGCGTGTGGCGTGGCCTACACCGACGACGGGCAAGACTTCGAGGTTGACTGCACACCACGGATTAACGCCGTGAAGGAGGTGATTGAAGAAGCAGGAGAAAAGGTAATCGTGTTCGTGCCCCTGACGGGCACCCTCAACATGCTGGAGCGGGAACTCTCCAAGCGCTGGAGCGTCGGCGTCGTCAACGGGGCGGTGTCATCGAAGAAGCGCAACGAGATATTCCACGACTTCCAGCACGGCCGTGACCCCCGTGTGCTCATCGCACACCCGGCAACCATGGCGCATGGGCTGACCCTGACCTCGGCATCGACCGTGGTCTGGTACGGGCCCATCACCAGCAACGAGCAGTACGTTCAGGCGAATGGTCGCGTTGAGCGTATCGGGAAGAAGCATGTGAGCAACGTCGTACACATCGAAGCTACCGATCTGGAGCGTCGGATGTACGACCGGCTGGCCAACAAGCAGAAACTGCAGGGCCTGCTGCTCGACATGATTCAACAAGCAATGGAGTGACACATGACTAAACTAATCTTTAAGGACCAATACGGTAAGGCACTGCGGCCCGGCTACATGGCGGACACCAGACAAGCTATGCTAGAGAGCTTCGATACGCTCCCCG